CACTATACATTAAATTGAATATCGACGCGTATAGTCGACGGCCTAGAGACGATATTCAAATAACTAGGAGGATAACACTATGGCAAATACTACGTTTTCAGGACCGGTCATTTCTAAAAATGGCTTTACAAGTACAGGTCCTGGTATGACTGTTAGCTTAACAGCTGACACAACATTAACAGTTGCTGCACATGCAGGTAGAATATTACTTTGCAACGATGCTGATGGTAAATTTACTTTACCAAGTATCAATGTAGATAGTAATGGAGCTACTGCAGGTGATAACGACGTTAACAATCTAAACAACATCGGTGCAACTTTCACATTTTTTGTTGAAACAGCTGCAACTGATATGGACATCTTAACTGGTGGTACTGATAAATTTAAAGGTGCTATCATGATTGGTGTTGACGATGGTTCGAAAAAAGCTTTCGTACCAGGCGCATCTAATGATGTTATAACTATGAATGGTTCTACAAAAGGTGGAATCGTTGGTAGCGTCGTATCTTTCACAGCGATTGATACTGCTACATACATGGTTCACAATTCTTTATTGATTGGATCAGGTACAATAGTAACACCATACGCAGACGCGTAATAAATAATTAGTGTGGGGCTTCGGCCCCACATATTAATTTTAAGGAGAAAAATATGAGTTCAGATCAGAAGTTTACAAATATAGCTAGCACAGGACAGGTAAAAACTATTTCTGGTGGTTCTGTTAATATAGGACCTTGCAGAATAACTTACATTCAAGCAAACGGTGTAGCATCATCTGTTGTTGTGTTAAGAGATATTTCATCTGGTAGTTCGGGAGATAAAGTTTTCGAAGCTGATTTTGGTACAGAAGGTTTAGATATCTATGTTCCAGGTAATGGTATCAGATTTGAAAATGGTGTTCATGCAACCATGACTAACACAACGTCTTTGACTATTGGTTACACTGGCTAGGAGTTTAAATGGCTAATACTACTTCGGGAACAACAACTTTCGATAAAACTTTTGCTATTGATGAAATAGTAGAAGACGCTTTCGAACGTATTGGATTACAAAATGTTGCAGGTTATCAACTTAAATCTGCAAGAAGATCTCTTAATATTTTATTTCAAGAATGGGGTAATAGAGGTATACACTATTGGGAAATAGATGAACTCGATCTTGATTTAGTTGAAGGACAGGCTGAATATAAATTTTTTAGATCAAGTGATGATGGTACAAGTGCTACATCAAATCCAAATGGTGTGTATGGAATATCCGATGTTCTTGAAGCACAATTAAGAAATAATAGAACAGCAACAACTCAATCGGATAGTCCTATGACTAAAGTAGATAGATCTACTTATGCTGGTTTTTCAAATAAACTTTCTAAAGGCACACCTAATCAATATTGGGTACAAAGATTTATTGATCATGTTAGTATTAGTGTTTATCCAACACCAGATTCAACAAATGCTTCTAAAGATATGCATTTTTATTATATAAAAAGAATTCAAGATGCAGGAGATTATACAAATGCAACAGACGTACCATTTAGATTTGTACCATGTATGACAGCAGGGCTTGCTTTTTATTTATCACAAAAATATGCACCACAACTAGCTCAACAAATGAAATTGTATTATGAAGATGAATTGGCAAGAGCACTTGCAGAAGATGGTTCAGCTTCAAGTACATATATTACACCTAAAGTTTATTACCCAGGAACATAATGCCAAAATACGCAACAGGTAAACATTCAAAAGCTATCTCAGATAGATCAGGATTAGAATTTCCATACAGAGAAATGGTTAGAGAATGGAATGGATCTCTTGTACATTTTACTGAATTTGAACCTAAACAACCACAACTACAACCTAGACCATCGGGAGCAGATGCAATATCTTTAAGAAATATTAGACCTGATAGAATTGAACCAGCTGTTGCTGTTATGTTAGGAAACAATCCTTTTTCTATAACTGCATCATCACAAACAATTACAGTTACTGAAAATAATCATGGTAGAACTAGCGGAGATACTGTAAGATTTAGAAATGTATTAGGAAGTCCTGGAGGAGTAGCTTTTACAACATATGAAAACTCTTCAGGATTTAGTATAACAGTAACTACAACAGATAAATATACATTTACACTAGGGGCAACTCCTAGTATAACAGAAGATTCAGGAGGACCAACTGTGTCTGCAGGGCCAGTTACAATAACACCATGATAAAAAAAATTAAAAATTTTATTTGTAAATTACTTGGCATTAAACAATGTGCATGTTCAGAAAAAGTTTTAATTGTAGAAGAAACTGCAAAACAAAAAAAGATACGTGAAAAACATAAAGGAGAAACTGAATAATGGCTGGATTAAGTGCATCAGGATTAAAGACACAAATTAAAAGTTACACAGAAACAGATTCAAATGTTTTAACAGATTCTGTTTTAGAAAATATTATATTAAATGCACAATACAGAATTTTTAGAGATGTACCTATTGATGCTGATAGAAAACAACAACTAGGTAATTTTGTTGCTGGTCAGGAATCTATTAACTGTCCGGCAGGAGCTTTATTTATAAGAGGTATACAAGTTTACGATACAGCAGGATCTGAAATTACAGGAGCTAACAGATGGTTACAGAAAAAAGATGTGACTTATCTTCAAGAGTATCAAGATGTTACAGGAACATCAGCAGCTCAAGGTCAACCTAAATATTATGCTATGTTTGGTGGTGGTACAGGAGAATCTGATACTACTTCAGGAAGAATATTTGTATCTCCCACACCAAATACTACATATAGATTTAGAGTTCATTTTAATAAGATGCCTGATCTATTGGAGAATAATGACACTAACTACATTAGTCTTAATTTTCCGAATGGTCTATTATATTGCTGTTTGTCAGAAGCATTTTCGTATTTAAAAGGTCCGATAGACATGTTGACACTATATGAAAATAAGTATAAACAGGAGATACAGAAGTTCGCGATAGAGCAAACTGGAAGACGAAGACGAGACGATTATACTGACGGAACCGTTAGATTTAAAATTGAATCATCTTCACCGTAATAGGAGAAAATTTTATGGCAATAACATCGGCAATATGTTCAAGTTTTAAACAAGAACTTTTACAAGGTAAACACAGTTTTGAATCTTCAGGTGGTCACACTTTTAAATTAGCTTTATTTGATAGTAATGCTTCTTTAGGTGCAGCTACAACAGACTATTCAACATCAGAAGAAATTACAAATACATCTGGTTCTGCTTACTCTGCAGGTGGTGCAGCTCTTACAAATTCAGGAGTTTCATTATCTTCAACAACAGCGTTCACAGATTTTTCAGACGTAACTTATTCATCTGCATCTTTTACTGCAAACGGAGCAATGATTTATAACACTACAACAAATGGTGGTTCTTCAACTACAGACTCTGTTGCAATTATTGCATTTGGTGGTGACAAAACAGCAAGTAATGGAACTTTTAAAATAGAGTTTCCAACAGCCGACGCAAGTAACGCGATAATCAGATTAGCATAGGAGGTCAACCATGTCGGTGACTTCAGGATGGGGCCGGTTAACCTGGAATCAGGCTAATTGGAATGAAGCTACAACTTTAAAAACTGGTTGGGGTGCAAAGTCTTGGGGTGAAGACGGATGGGGTGAATTAAAAGACGCCGTTGCTCAACCGTCTGGTTTATCTATAACATCTAGTATTGGATCTGTTGACGTCCCTGATGTAATTCTAACTTTAACTGGTCAATCATTTACAGCTTCACAAGGTGAAGCATTTAATCCTGTTGTAGTAGAAGGTATATCAGCATCTTTTTCTGTTGGATCCATAACTCCAAGAGATCAAACACAAGGTTTAAGTGCTGATGCAATCACTGCAGTTTTAGGAACACCAACAGTTGCAGATATGATTGTTGGTTTAACAGGCCAAGAAGCAACATTAACACAAGGAACTGCAAAAGCACCAAACGAAACAGTATTACCATCTGGGTTATCTATAACTTCAGCGCAAGGAACAGCTACAGGAACATCTTCACAAGAGGCAGATTTAACAGGTCAATCAGCTACTGTAAGTTTAGGTACAGTTACAATACCAAATGATACTGTATTAGTATCAGGTATTTCGGCAGAATTTAGTTTAGGATCTATTGTTGGTTTAGGTGGTGCTATAGCTCAACCAACAGGCTTATCTTCTACCCCTGCTGTTGGATCTTTAACAATAGAAGAAGCTTTAGGATTAACAGGTCAATCATTTAGTGCTAGTGTAGGGTCTATTTCTTTAGCAGAAATTCAAGTAGGATTAACAGGTCAATCTATAACTACAAATATTGGAACAGTTGACATATTTGCTTATGGTGATGTTGACACTGGCTCAAATACGTCTTATAGTAATGTTTCAACAGGTTCGAATGACTCTTATTCGGATGTTGCAACTGGATCAAATACAAGTTATAGTGACGCTGCATAGGAGATAAATTATGGCATCAACATACACACCTTTAGGTGTTGAACTTCAAGCAACCGGTGAAAACGCTGGAACTTGGGGTACAAAAACAAATACAAATTTACAAATTATAGAACAAATAACTGGTGGGTATATACAAAAATCTATAGCTGGTGGTGCTCAAACTACAGCTTTAGCTGTTAGTGATGGATCATTAAACGCAGAACTTGCACATAGAATGATTGAATTTACAGGTTCTATTACAGGTAATCAAATTGTAACTATACCTTTAGATGTTCAAACTTTTTATATTTTAAAAAATTCAACTTCAGGTGCTTACACGGTACAATTTAAATACGCTTCAGGAAGTGGTGATTCATTTACTTTTGCAGCTACAAATAAAAAAACAGCTATCATACAAGCAACAGCTAGTGATTCAACTAATCCAAACATGATAGAAATTCAAACTGGTGGAGATGTTGTAGATGATACGTCACCACAATTAGGTGGCGACTTAGACACTAATAGTTTTAACATAGCTTTTGATGATGCACATGGAATTAACGATGAAAACGGAAATGAACAAATTATATTTCAAACAACTAGTTCAGCAGTAAACCAATTTGATATTACAAATGCTGCAACAGGTAATGCACCTAGTATATCCGCAACAGGTGGAGATTCTAATATAGATGTAGCTGTTATTCCAAAAGGAACCGGTGAAACTAAAATTGGAACAGGAGCTGCAACAGCAACTCTTACTTCAAGTGGTGCATACGAT